GATTCCGGGGCCTTGGGCGGCGTCGGGATCATGCTTCCCCGTCCGCCGGTCCCGCTCGATTTCTGCGGCATGACCTAGAACCCTCCTGGGCGACCGACCGCCCCGCCTTGCGAACCCGGCCCCATGCCCATGCTGGGGAGACTGACGCCGCTGGTGGTGGGCGGCGCGACGACGGTAGAGCCCGGCGGTGGCGGGAGCGCGCCCGGCGGGACCTGCTGCTGGGCCGGTTGCCCCATGCCCTGCAACGCGGCCATCGGGTCGCCGCCACCCATCCCCGGCGGTCCCTGTTGCATCGCCTGTTGCTGCGCCATCTGGAGCCATTCCTGGAGGCGTTGCGTCCAGAACTGCACCATGTCGGGGTCGCCGTCCGACTCCTTGATCTGCTCCGCGATCATGGCCGGGATGTTGAAGAGTTCGTTGAACTTCGGATGCGTGATCGCGTTGAACCACGCCTGCCGCTCCGTCCACTCTTCGAGGAACGAGTCGTAGTCGGAGTTGCCGGTCGCCAGTTCGTAGATTGTGTCCGGCAGGATGAACCCGGCCTCCACGCCGATCTTGCCCGCGTTGAAGAGCGGCACCCAGTCGGCGGGGCTCACCTTGGTTAGGGTCACTTCGACCTTCGGCCCCACCGCGTCGATCAGGTCGCGGCTCAACTCGAACGCGGGCGCTTCCCCTTGTCGCTTGCGCCGGGCCGGGACCATCGTCGGGCGGGGCGTGTCGCCCGCGTACTTGGCGAGGTGGCCGAAGTTGCCGATGGTCTGGAGAATCTGGCTGAGCTGGTGCGCCTTGGCCGTCTCGTACGCCTGATAGAAGGGGACGAGCATTTCCTGCCCTTCCTCCCCCACCCGTGTCAGCGCCGATCCGGTCGCCTGATTCGTCTTATCGAGCGCGCCCTGCATGCTCGGGTTGCTGCTCATCAGGTCGGTCAAGAGCGTCTGCTGAATCATGCCGGTGATCGGGTTGTTGCTCATGTTGGGGACGGGCTGAATCTGCTCCTCCCCCAGCATCGCCTCATTGACCGCGCCCGCCGCCGCGCTGAACTCCGGCATGTCCGTGCCCGCCGCCATGATCGAGCGGTAGCGGATGATGGGCGGGTTGATCTCGCGCTTGAACCCGGTGATGAGCCGGGCCATGACGGCCTCGAAGATCGAGTGGCTGAACCGATCGACGTACAGGAGCGGCACGGCCTTGTAGGCACGTTCTCCCTGACGGCTCTTGTCCAACTGGTAGAACTCGCCATTCGTGCCCTGGTAGGACGACTGGTCGCCGTCCACGCGGGAGAACATCGACTCGCCCAGCCCGCCGTACTGGATCGTCCACGGGACGTAGCCGTACTCGTGCGCGGTGACAGGGACAATCTCCACGTCATCGACACAAACGGCGCGGTACCACGTGTCCCAGTATTCGTAGACCGGAATCTCCATGCGGTCGGTCAGGTCGCGCCCGAACTTCTTTTCGAGTTTGGCCCGCGCCTCCGGGTGGAAGTCGCCGTACTCGGCGGTGATGTTGGCGATGGAATCGCGATAGACGCGGTAGACCTGGTGCAGCCCGCGCTTGCCCATCCAGACCGGGTAGACCTGCATCGGCTCGATCAACGACAGAATGATCGGCATGTCGGGATCGGACGGGTCGAGCACCTGGCGCGAGCAGTACATGCCGCGGTCGGTGAACATCTCCGCCTCGTCCAGCCGCATCGGGCGGTTGCCGCCGGCCGCGTGCTGCCACTCCAGTTCCTTCATCAGCCACACGGCGGCGTCTTCGACGTACTGCGCCTTACGCCGCAACTCGTCGGCGTAGACGTTCTTGCGCACGCCCACCTTGGTTGACGCGATCCGGGTAATGAAGGCGTCGCGCTTGCGCCGCATCATCGGGGAGATGAATTCTTCCTGGAGCCCGTGGCGCCGGTCCTCCAGGTCCTCCTCGAAGATGCCGGTCTTTTCCAGCCGGATCCACGCGGCGGTGATCTCCAGCAGGTTTCGCCAGAGATCGCCCTGCCGGTAGAGTTCGTCGGCCTGCTGCTTGATGCGCTTGGGATCCGGCTTCTTCGGCTGGACGTAGTTCGCTGGGTAGCGCGGACCGGGTAACTCCGCCTGGGGGACAAGTTGCTTCAAGGCGTCCAGGAGGGCGACCGGGTTGAGCGTCTGTTGCGCCATCATCCCGCCAGGCGGAGCCGGTTGGAACGGAGGCGGTGGCACGAACGAGTTGACCATTTACCGGCCTCCCGTGTAGAGCGTCGCGCGGTGCTTGGGCGCGATCAGCGAGGACTTCTTCGTGTAGAGCGTGGCGTGCTGTGGCTTCTTATCACGGTTTTGCGACGCCACCTGAAGCAACTTGCTCCGGCTCCGCTTGTAGACCGCCCAGAACTCCAGCGCCGTGACGACGTGGCTGGTCCAGTCGTGGAGCGGGACCTTCATCTCGGAGAGCCCCGGCTTATCCTGCGGCTTGAAGCGGTTGTTCTTCAGGCACTTGTGGGCGAAGATCGCGCCCGCCGCACCGGAGAAGCGCATTCGCCGCACGTACTCGGTGAGGCTCTCGCGCCGTCCCTTGAAGGAGACCAGGGACTTCATGTACATCCCCTTGTCCTTCTCGTTGTGGCGGTTGCGGTTGAACAGGATCGGCTGCCCCTGCGGGTTCTTGAAGGTGGCGAACACGGTGTAGAACGTGTCCATCGTGACGCCGTTACTGCTGTCGCCGTAGGTGTCGCCCACGTAGGTTGGGGCAGGGATGCGCTTCAACAGGTCCATAAAGGCGTACTCACGTTCGCCGTACATGCCGGGGTAGCGTTCCTCGTCCGGTGTTGCGGACAACAACGTCCCGTAGAACGGCGCGTCCACGCCCCGGTTCTGGTAGAAGTCGAGCACGTTGTACGTGCCGTCCGCGTCGTCCTCTTGCAGGACGCCGATGGCGCATTCGTCCAGTTGGCCGGGGTCGCACATGACGTAAGTCGCGCCCATCGGGAGCACGTCGATCAGCGGGTTCGGTTCCAACTCCGGGTCCCACGAGGTCGGGTAGACCCAGCCGGAATCCCCGGCGTGCGGGTTGCGCAGGATTTCGCGCTCGAAGTCGGCTGGCCGGGAGGCGTAGCGGACCTTCTCGCCCTCGAAGTAGGCATCGTCGTTGAGCGGGTTGTCCCACCAGTCGATCTCGAAGAGCGCCGGGCGGTGCTCCATGTCGGTACCGGTGCGCAGGTTGTAGAAGTCCGGCCCTTCCGTCAGATGCTCGGTGGAGACGCCGAAGCGGTGACCGGTCGTGGCGGCGATGCCGTTCCAGATGTCGAGCAGGTCAGGCACGAGCGCGGCTTCGTCGATCGCCGCCCACGTCACGCGGTCGCCGCGTCCCGCCTTGCTGGTCGTGGACTCACCGGAGAGTTCGTTGCGGTTCTCCGGGTTGAGCATAAAGAGTTTCTGGCGGTGCTTGTCCGGGTCGTATCCGGCGGGCCGTTGCCACTCAGGCAAGGCCCAGAACATGCGATCGATCTTGGCGAAGAGGGAACGGTGGTTCTTGGAGTCCACCAGGTCCTCGCGCCGGGAGATGAGCAGCACGTTCCACGGGTTCTTGAACAGCCAGCCGTGCAGCGCCCACGCGCAGAACATCCAGGACGCGCCCACGTCGCGGGTTTTGGAGACGATGCCGTCCGCTTCCGGGCCTTTGGCCGTGAGACAGCCTTCGGCCCAGCGCATCATGTCGATCTGCTTGGCGAACGGGAGGAAGGGGAGGTTGCCGCCGCCGAGGGCGTTGCGGTCCTGCCGGGGCTCGAAGATCGTGCCGTAGATCGTGAGCCAGTAGGCGAAGTCCTGTGAGCAGTAGTACCGCTCGATCGGGATGAGGTCCGGGTACTGTGAGCACTCCCACACCCGCTGCACCCGGTAGCGGTACGCATCGTCGCGCCACTTCAGGTAGTCCGCTCGTTTCTGATCGGCAAGCGGATCGTCCGGCGCGCTGGGAGCGGGCGGAATCCGTTGCAGATGATCAGGGAGAAACGAAACGAGCGTCTCGGTCACGGCATAGATGATTTCTTCGCGTACAGCGCGCAGACATCGGGGTTTCGTTTGAGGAAGTCCACGATGCCATGACTTAGCGCGACCACCTCGCGCTCCTTCAGTCGAACGGTCCAAGTCGCGGCGATGGCGTGCAGGCACTCGTGAAAGAACGTTTCGATGGCGCGGTCATCAGGAGCATTCACGTCTACGGCGATTTGATGCTTCGCGTAGCGGGTTTGCCCCCATAGCGCCCTCCCCTCGTCGCTCTTGATGTCCTGTTCGCGCACGATGGAATAGACGTGCGGCCCGACATAGACGCGCTGAGGGAGATTTGTTTTCGCTGACTTCTTTGCCAACGGTGTACTCCTACTGTCCGCCGAACAAGCCGAGCAACGGGTTCCCTTGCGGCGCGGCTGCCGCCATCGCGTCGATGCCGGGTTGCTGCCGGGCTTGCGCGCCCTGCGCGAGCAACATGAGCAGCATTGGCAGGATTTGCCGCATGTCCATCGTGTTCTCGCCCATCGGCGGCTGCCCCATCGCGTCGTTGTACGGGGATGGCGTCATGGGCTGCGGACCGCCCTGTCCGATGCCGGGCGATGGCGGCGCGTACCGCTGCATCAGGGGCGAGTTGCGGTACGACGCCAACTCCGGGTTGCCGGGGATGGGCTGACCGGTTCCCCCGGCCACGCCCATCGATCGGTCAAGTTGATTCATCGGCATCGACGTATTCCCCTTGATTGAGGTCGAACATGCCGTCCGGCCCCTTGACGAGCAGGGGTGGCTGGAGCCGAAGCCCCCGCCGTTCCCCCTTGCTCTTGGCTCGCCATGCGGCGAGATAGCCGTCGATCTGCTTCTGGTCCCACGTCTCCCCCGGAACCGCGAGCGGTTGAGGCTCGGGTTCCGGGGCGACGGTGATGGGCTTGCGTGACGTTTTCGCCGCCATGGCTAGCTCGTCGCGAACGGCGTGGCTTCGGTGCCGGTGGCGGAGCCGTAGCCCCAGACGAGGTACTGCGTCGCGCTGATGCCGATGAGGCGAACGTAGTCACCGATGATGCCGCCGGTGGTGGAGCCGTTGCCGGACCAGGAGCGGATGGTCGTGCCGTTCGCGGCGTGTGCCGCCGTGACGAACGTGCCGTCCGTGGACTGGATGAAGTGGCCCAGCAGGAACGTGCTGGCGGGCGACAGGATCTTGTGCGCGGACGACGTGGCCGTGACGGTGACCTGGAAGTCGAACCGGAGCCCGGGGGCGGGGGTCGGCAGCGTCACGGTGAAGCCGGCTGCCGCGTTGAAGCAGACGGTCGCCATGTGGTCGTCGGCGGTCAGGGTCAGGGCGGCGGACGCCAGGATGACCTTGGGCGGGTTGCCCAGGATGACGCCACCCGTGGTTTTCTTTTCGTTTCCAGCGACGAGGACTTCGACGGGCATGTGCGTGGTTCCTTTCTGCCTAACTGGTTGCGAACGGGGTGGCCTCGGTGCCGGTCGCCCGGCCCATGCCCCAAACGGCCCACTGGGTTCCCGAGATGGATGCGACGCGAATCCAGTCACCGATCAAGCCGCCGGTCGTCGATCCGTTGCCCGACCAGGCGCGGATCGTGGTCCCGTTGGCGGCGTGGACGGTGCTGGTGTAGGTGCCGTCGGTGGACTGCACGAATCCGCCGAGCAGGAAGGTGGACGCCGAGTCGGTGATGATCTTGGCGGCGTTACTGGTGATCGTGACCAGCACCACGAAGTCGAACACCAAACCGGCCTCGGGCGCGGGCAGCGTGTAGATGTCGCCAGCCGCCGAGTTGAAGAAGCAGAGGGCTCCGCTATCGGCGGCGGTCAGGGTCGCGGCAGCGGTTTTGATCGTGCGCTTGCCGCCAGCGGGGAGAAAGTTCGACCCCGAGTGGAACATCGGGACCGCGCGGGTGGTGTCGAAGTAGAAGTCGCCTTCGGCGGCGGTGCCGGAGGGCGCAGAGGTGGGCCGCATGTGATGGCCGTAGACCGGGGTGGTGTCGTCCATCCACAGGACGGCCCGGTTCAGCGCGGCCAGCTTCCCCGCGCCAGGGAGGTAGCGGATCGCTCCGCGCATCGTGTTCGTTGACAGACCCATCGGGTGCGCCTCCTTCCGGAGCAGGCTTTGTCGCGTACGCCGCCAACGTACGACGTACGACCACAGCGTACCCCGAAGCGGGGGAATACGCAACCATCCGGTCACGTATTTGGGTAGGGGTTAACGGGTATAATCGGCGTGATGAAAGGAGCGGG